CAAGCCCGGTGGCGGTCTCTCGCAACCCCGTATCCAGGGCGGCGAAACGATCCAGCGCCGTCGTGCGCAGCCCCGCCAGGTCGAGGCGCAGACCCGCCAGCCCGGTCTTCAGCGAGCGCAGATCCGCCCCCTGCTGCGCCAGCAGCGCATCGTGGCTGCCCAGTATCCGCCAGAGCACCGGCGATGCCCCATCCTCCTCGGGCGGCGGGACCTCCGGTGCCCCGCCCAGCCGATGTCCGCCCAGCCGCCCCGAACCGGGGATCTCCCCGCTCGTGTCCATCTGCGCCCCCTCCCCTACACCGATCGCCACAATCCGCCGCGACACCTACCCTCCCGGCAGCCGTGACACCGCAGTGCCCACCCCCTGCCATCCGGCTTCAGCCGGAGGTCCTCACCACCGCAGTCGCCTAGGGTTTACCAATCGACCACGGCCCCCCATGGCATCCCTCCATGGCAACTCTCCGGGGTGCCACGCCCGCCGATAAGAAGAAGCGCGACGCCGACCCTTTAGGGTCCGGTCCCTGCCATGACCCTTTAGGGTCAGGATCCGGGGGATCCGGCGTCTTCAGGATCAGGATCCGGGGTCCGGTCCCTGCCTGGGTACCCTCTGGGTGCCTTCAGGGTCAGGTTAGGGTTAGTCAGGATCCGTGTCTCCCCATCTCACCCGAACGCCAGCCAGTTGCACACCGGCGTGTCCGTCACCACGCTGCCATCTCGACGCACCGCCGTCAGGGTGAAGCCGCTGGCAGTAATCCCGCTCGCCGCGCAATAATACGCCGCCGCCTGACTGGTGGCCACCACCACCGGCGGACTGCCCTGCCCGCTAGTGACCACCGGGAAACCCACCGCCAGGCTGCCCGAAGCGGCGACGACGATCGGCACCGCCACCGTTCCTCGCAACAGCCGGCCCTGCGGCTCGGTCGCCTCCACCTCGTACCCGTACCGCCGCCAGCGTCCCAGCTCCAGGCTCTCCAGCCGCCAATAGGTGTTCGAGCTTGCCGTGTTCTTTCCTGCCAGCAGCGTCACCACCACCGTATGCGCGCTATCTTGCAGCCCGTGCGCCAGCATCACCCGGTCCTGCGGTGCCGAAGCGCCGTTGGCATCGGCCAGGTCTGTGGTCGATGCCGGATAGCCGCAGTAGAGGTCCACCGTCTGGCTCGGCCCGCCGTCCACGCTGACTCCCACCTGGCCGCAGTCGGCCCATCGGCGGCAGAGCATCGCCAGATCCACGAAGCGCCCGCCGATCGTCACGCTGTCCCCGGCATGATTCGTGGCGATCTCGAACGGGCCGCCCGAGGAATTCAGCGCCGCCCCCTGGTAGCCCCCGTGCGGGGTCCAGCCCGATCCCTGCACGCCCACCTGGCCGGAGCTGTACGGCACCCGCACCGTCTCGTAGCCCTTCCCCGCCCCCGGCATGGCCCCGACAGCCGGGATGATGCCGGCCGGAGCGAAATGGCCGGCCAGCTCCGTCGCCATCGCCGCGTGGCCCGCATCGGTCGGGAACAGATGGCTGGTCGTCGCCGCCAGCCACAGATCATAGCCGTCGTTCGCGCCCCCCGCCACGTAGCGGTCGAGCCAGAGGCCCCGCCAGTCGCAGAGGTCGGTCCGCAGCCGCGCCGCCACCCCCCGCACCGCCGCGGCGTAGTCGTCGAGGGTCGCCGCCGTGGATGCGTGCGGCGTGCAGAGCAGCAGCTCGGCATTGGTGTAGGTGCGGGCCACGTTCACCAGGCTCTCCAGGTGGCTGCCGAAGTCCGCCGGCAGCGCATACCGTTGCGGGTCACCCGCCAGGCCCTCGGCCTGGCCGAGCGCGACGACAAGGCAATCGGCGGCGGGCCAGGAGCCGATCAGGCTGGCGAAGCGGCGCAACGCCCGCAGCACCGTATCCCCTCGCACCCCGCCATTAACCACCGTGATCGTTTGCCCGCTCGTCCCGGACTGCACAGTAGCCGTGCCCCAGCCGGGGATCGGCCCGTCCACGGCGATCGCGTAGCCGTTCGGGTCGGCGCGCAGCACCGTCGCCCGCGGATACGCCACCGCAAGGGCCGCCCCCAGCAGGGCTACCCAGCCGCCCGCCACCGTCCCGGTGGCGTTGTAGCCGACCGTCGTGTCGTCCCCCAGGCAGAGGATCGTGACGCCCAGTCCTGCTGCAAGCCGGCCCAGCGTCTGCCCCAGGCAGGCACCCCGCGCCACCGCCAGTGCCATCCTCGCCACCGCCGCCGCGGCCACCGGCACGTGGTAGCGCCAGATCGCCACGGCGCTGCCGCCCGGCGGCGTGTAGGTGATCAGCAGGTGGTAATCGTCGGGCGGCAGTGCCGGGAAGGTGAAGCGCCCCGTCCCGTCGGTGATCGCGGTGGCCAGCGGCAGCGCGGCCACCGTGCCCCCGCCGGGCAGCGTGCCCTGTGCGAAAGCGCCAACAGGATAGCAGCCCACCTGCGCCCCCGCCACCGGCACCGGATACCCCCCGACCGCGCCCGCACCCGCGGCGAGAACGTAATCGGAGAAATAGGCCAGGTACGCCTTGCCCATAAGATCACCCCATCCTCAGTCCGCCCTATCCGCCAGCCGTACCAGCAGCTCGGCGATCCCCAGCGCCGTCAGCACCACCAGCGTCACCATCGCTCAGGCCCCGCCCTGCCCGGTAGCCCCGGTATAGGTCGCCAGGTCGCGATGGTCCAACTCGTCGCCGAGTGGAGGGAAGGCATCGAGCGCCGACATGTTCCCGTCGCTGTCGTAGCTACTGCGGGCCGGGGTCGCGATCTCCCGCGTCCCATCGGCCGCCGTCACCATCAGGGTGAAGGCATCCTCCGGCCAGTCCGTACCGCCGCCCACCGGCGCTACCGCATCGCGTCCCATCATATTCATACCCAAATCCCCATCCAATCGCTCTCCCAGTAGAGGCCCGCCCAGGCCGTATGTGTCACCCCTGCGTACTCACTCCCCGTACCCATCTGGCGCATACCCCACGTACCCATCCTGCCCCGCAAGCTCGCCGCCGAGCGTCTGGGTGCCCACTCGCAGCGACCGTCGCGAGAACGGCACAGCGCCATCACGCAACCCCGGCAGCCCTGCCACCTCTGTCGCGGCCTGCACCCCCGCATCGCGGGCCGTGTCCAGCGAATAGCAGCCCTCGCCCCAGCCGAGCGGGGGCTGCGGCAGGCCCCAGCCCGATCCCCCAGCGCTCACCGGCCCGTCCTCCGCCATAACACCCTCCCGCCCCGTCGCTATCGGTCCCGTTACACCCGAGTCGGCGTATTGTGGATCCATCGGTTGGCCTCCTTCCCGGCTGCCCAATCGGGGCAGCGCATCCCTGCCTGTCGCCACTCATACCCGATCCATCATAGGGCCGCTGGCACTACTAAAACAGATGTTCTGCCAATAAGTGGCGGGGTCGTGCATAGGGCCGAGCCCGGCGTTTCCTCACGGTTGTGCTACCGCCGTCCGCGCGGGTAGCATCTCCACTCTGCATGTGGGCACGATGGCCGGAGTGCCGGCCGCCTCGCCCGCTCCCCGGCCGCTGATCCGGCGCTCAGTTGTTCCCCAGGTAGAACCCCCGGTAATCCACCACCGCGCCGCCGTACTCGTGGCGCACCTTGTACGTGATCACATCATTGGTGAAGTTGTTGCCGAACAGCGGCTGATCCTGGATGAACAGCTGCGGGTTCATCTGCCCGCCCACAAAGCCCAGCTCGATCGTGTCGATCACCCGCGGATCGGCCACCGCAAGCCAGTAGCCGGGGCTGGCCAGCTGCGGCGCTACCAGCACCTCGCAATACCCAAGCATCGGATTGATGTCGTTATAGTTGTTGCCCGGTGCCCCCGCGCTCTTGGTCACCACCATCGCCTGCCACTCCAACTCGGGCGGCACCACCAGGTAGCGCCGCTTCAGGCCGATCGGCTTGCTCGCCAGGTTCGTCTGCCTGCGCATCTTGGTCACCGCCGCCTGCAGCGCGGCGGAGCTCAGCGAGGCACCGCTGCCCGGCGTGCCCAGGTTGGCACCCACCACCCCCGTGTTGGCGTGGTTGATGCTGTCGAACAGCTTGAAGGTGTCGTAGATCACCGCGCCGTTGGCCGCCAGCAGGGTGTAGACGAACTCCGCCAGGGTGAAGGCCGCCGAGACCGCCAGCTTGCCCGGGATCTGCTTGATCGCGTACATGTCGTCGTTGACGATCGTCTCGCGCGTCACCGCCACCAGGTTGCCGCGCTTGGCCGGGGTGTAGGTCGCCCGCGTGTCGCTGAGCGAGATCGTGGTGTACGCGGCGTCTTCGGCCACCGTGGACAGGCTGCCGAAGGCCCCCAGCCGGATCCGATCCTGCTGCTTGAAGTCCCGGATCGGCGCGATCGTGCAGAACTTCTGCCACTCGGACGGCCAGGCCTGGTAGTCCTTCAGCAGCCGCTTGTTCATGCTGGTGCCCAGCAGGTAGCTGAAACTGGCGGTGGTGGTGTCCGCCTCCCGCAGCCGCGCCGGGTCGCTGACGCCGCTGAGCAGCGCGTCGCCCGTCGCCGCCACGTAGGCCTCGCGGATCCCCGAGAGCCGTGGCACCGCCGCACCCCCCTCCTGCGGGTCGAACAGCTGGTCGAAGGCCCGCTGCAGCCTGTCGCCCTCGGTCATCGTCACACGCGCCGCCCGCTCGTAGCCCTGGCCGCGGATCAGCCCGGCACCGTCCAGCGCGGCAAGCTCGGCCAAGAACGCCCGCTCCTCGCCGATCGCCGCGTCGATCGCCGCCCCATCGGGCACGGTCCCCGACTCCAGCAGACGCAGCCGCAGCCGCGTGGCCGAGGGTGCCGGCAGCTCGCCCTCGCGCAGCCGCCGATCCAGCAGCCGCTCCGCCTCCAGCAGCGCCCGCTGCCGGCGCAGATCCTCAAGCAGCGCCGTCGCCTCGTCCCGCATCCCGGCACCACTCGCGCCGCCCACGCCGCTCATGATCGCTACGGGACCCACCGCCGTCCCCTCCCTGGACGCCGCCTCCCGTACTACCGTGGACCCGCCCTGGCCCGCCACTGCACGCATCGCGCTCTCCTGCTCCATCGTCATCTGCCCCCCGATCCCATGCAACTCACCCTGTCCGGGTACATCCCGAACAGCCTCCCCATGCGGCACCCCGCCTGCATCGATCCCCTGCCAGCCGTGCCTGGGCGCCTCCTCGCTCGGCTCAGGGGCCGCGTACAGCGCGCAGTGTTCCAACTCACGCCTAACCAGGGCCGCATCAAGCCCGAGCTGCTCCGACACGTACGTCCCGCCCAGCTGCAGCTGCCCGCCCGCAATGCCCTGCGCGATCGTTGGCCCCACCTGCACCGGTGCCACCTGCCCCGCCACGACAGCCACCTGCTGCGCCGCCGCCGGCATCCCGGATCGGCGCGAGCGCTCGGCCAGCGCCGCAGCCTCCTCGTTCTGCGGCGCGCACTGATCCCACCAGCTCCCGTTGTCCGCCTCGCGCACCACGCGGGCGAAGCCGCCCCCCGCCGAGGCCCTGGTGATCACATCCACGCTGTGCAGCGCGCTGATCCGTTCCACGATCCTGCAGCGCTGCCCGCGCACCTCGCCCTCGCGCACCGCCGCGCTGACGTCGATCGAGAGGCCAACCAGGTCGCTCCCCTCCCCCACGCTCTCCGCGATCAGCGCCCACAGCCACTCCTGCGCCCTGGCCACCCGCAAGGTGGCCCGCACCTCCCCCTCCGCCCCGATCCGCGCACCCCTGTACACCCCCGCCAGATCCCGCACGCTACGCACCGCCGTATCCGCGTGGTCCACATAGGCATGCGCCCCCTCGAACAGCCCAACCGCCTCGGCCAGGCATTCCGGACCGTAGAAGTTGCCGTTCCGCGAGAGGCCCGGCCGGATGCACACCACCTCGACCTCGCGCCGATCCGCCGCCAGCGTCGCCTCGCGCAACGCCACCCCGAACCGGATCCTTCGCTCATCCATACCCACTCCCCGTCCCTTCCACCACCAGACCCGAACACCCCTCAACAAGCCCTCTGCCCCCAACCTCGGCCCCGCACGGGAAGCCCCGAACCGCAGCCCACAGCCGCCACTCAGGAAACCCCGTACTTTAGTGCGGGGAGTAGTCACGGCCGGCCTAGCGCGGACTTTAGTCCGCTAGGCTGCGGCCCGGCCAATGACGGGGACCCTCCCCGCCGTGGTC